AACGATTCATTTCACCAACAGGATCATCCTTACCAATAGTGGTGAGAGAGTTTTCAATGTACCACTGTCCGCCAGGACCCTTGAATGCGTGACTCCAGACCTTCGCCCAAGGCATATCTTCGCCATCAGGAGCAGGGAGGAATCGGATGACTGCGTATCCATTACCAGACTTATCAAGTTCAGGTTTCCAGAAACGTTCGTCGGCAGAAGAACCAGCAGCAGTAGGCTGACTCAGTTTATCAATCTCTCGGGTGAGTTTTGCAAAGGTATCACCTTTAGATGATGCCTTCTTGAGAGAGGCAAATGACATGTTTGTATTCTCCGTATTTTGTGTGTGTTTTGTTTGCTACTAGGTTATCGTAGCATACTATTTAGTCGTTGTCAATCTCCCGTTGTGCCGCTGCTTCAAGTGTCTCTAGCAGCGACTCCATGCACTCAGCAAGGTCTTGATACCCAAAAGCATTTGACAAGGCATTGATCCTGGTTTTCATGTCTGCTGCTTCAGTATCTTCAGATGCAGCAAGGCATAATCTACCATAAAAAGTTTTCTGTTTATCGATAAGAACCTTACAGTCTAAAATATGATCTAACTTTTCTTCTTTATTCATAGTCCCAAGTTGGGAGGTCATAGATGCAATTTCTTGATATGTTGTGAAAATATCTTGTAGGTTTGACTGTACTTGTTCTGACTTAAAAAAATTACTCATAACTTCGTTCGTATGACTGTTAATATGACTCCTCTGTATTTTGTACAATCAATATTTAAGAAAGGTTTATATTTTAATACCATCTTTCTTACGTCTTTCCAAATTGGATCGGATAATTTTCTATCAAACCGATCAATATATTTTAAGCAACACTCAAATACAACAAGTGTTTCCAATGATATCTTACCAGAAAGGTAATGTTTAAGGAGTCTGGGGTGTTGACCTTCTCTGACTTCAAAGATTTTATCAAACTTATCTTGATAAGGTGCATCAAAATCTGTTAATATAAAATCAACTTCCTGTCTAAATTTATAAGAGAAAGACTCTTGTTTTGTTTTCCAACTGATGTAATTATCATCAGTAAATGATTTTATATATCCTTTAGGATCATGCATAAAATTAGCGACAAAGTAATTAAGGATTTCATTGTCCCCATACTTAGTCGCTAATTTTTTAAAGAAGTAACGATCACGACGTTCTTCAAAGGATTTTTCAGAGACATTTACTTTGCCTCTGTATTTTATGTAATCATATTTGTCATTAGTGAAGTGCATTCGTAATGCAAGGTACATCTTATACACTTCATATCCAGTCACAATGGTAGAACTCCTTTAGATCGTTTCTTCATGTAGTTTAGACGCTCTGCTTCATGTCGCAAGCGTTCTTTTAGTGGTTTTGACATTAGTTTAGGAACAGTTTCAATCTCAATTTCATTTTCTTGGCAGTAAGTTACGACTGCTTCAATGTATGAAATGAGACCGTTACTACGCTTAACCAAACGCTCAATCTCTTGAGAGAATTTAGTAGGCGTTAAAAACTTGTCCTCAACTGCTTTTTCAGGCATTCGTTGTTCCCCTAACAAATTCTTCAATATAGGATTTGAGTAGTTGTAAATAGTCATCAAGATTGTACTTCTGAAATACTTGAATAGTTCCCTCTTCAGTGGCGATAAGTGTGACAATTTTCTTTACCTCTATACCAGAACGCTCGAAGAACATTGCTGCATATGCAGTTTCCTGCACATAATAATTTTCAATGTACGCTTCTTTTTTTTCTTTGGTTGAAGTTTTAAAATCGATTACTGCCAATTCACCATCAAACTCTGCAATACAGTCTACACGACCAGCGAGTCCAAGATAATGTGAATAAAGAAAGGTTTCTAGACAATGGATGTTGTTGATACGGTCAAGCGTTGATTTTGCTGACTGAAACATTCTAACAGATAATGGGTTATTTTCCAAGTACCTATCGATATCTAGTTGTCCTTTGAAATAATCTTCAGATAATGCATGGAATGCAGTACCTCTTTGTGTTGCTCTAGCAGTAATACGATTAGCCTCATTTTCACCAATTTTTGCTCTCCATTTTTTGAAGAACTGAGCGTTCTTAAACGATGTGACTGAGGTAACACTCGGATAGTATTTATCCGCTCCAGGAATAGGATAAAATCTTACTCCATCTTTACTCACTGGATCAACCTCAACATGATCATTGAGGTTAACATCAATAAAATTAAACATTAGAAACCTAAATTGTATTTCGTCAGCAGGTAGGACTTAACAAGTCCAGAGCGAACGATGTCTTCAATGCCAAACTCTACGCAAGTAAACTCACGCATGTTCTGCAAGATTTTAATGAAGTCTGAGATACCATTCTTCTCGTTCTCTTTAACAAGATCGGTCTGAGTGATGTCACCACACAACATAATTTTAGAATCCTCACCAACACGAGTAATCATAGAATCTAATTCATGAAAATTCAAGTTTGAGAATTCATCCACAATAACAATACAATTATCCATGGTCACACCACGAATAAAACTAGTAGACCAAAAACTAATAGTCTCTTGTGCTCTAAGATTATCGTAGAGCATATCAAACGAACTATCATCAGGCATACTAAACATGTATTTCACCATGTTTTTGTATGGAATTTGATAAAGTGCTGACTTATCTTCATGGTCACCAGGGAGGAAACCAATCTCTCTAGTAGGTACTAGAGACCTTACAATATAGATTTTATCATAAGGTGTGTTTTCGTCAAGTACTTCCTGCAAAGCAAGATACAGAGTGATAAAAGTCTTACCTGTACCCGCAGCACCATGTAGAAGGAGGTTCTGTCCTTCAGAATATTGTTGAAACACTGTCTCTTGATTTGGAGTCAGTGGACTGATAGGAACCATATAGGAACTATCAATTGGTTTTTTCCTCTTGATCTGCTTTGCAGTCATGTGAGGAGGTACAGGATTACTGGTCGTATTCCGTTTTCTTGCTCTTGCCATAGTTTAGGTAAATCGACTTAGGTTTGCTCTGGGGTGTGCTTTTTGCACTTTAGACATAACTTCTTTAAATCCATCATCCATTTTAGGTGTACCATATGTAGTACCGCCGATACCAGCAGACCAATCTTTGTCCCATTCAGGATTTTCATCCTTCCAGGTACAATATTCTTTCATGGTCATGCGAAGTTCTTTAGTTTCACCAGTTTCTTTATGTTTCACAGGATAAGTTGGCATTATGCTTGCTCCTTGTTGAATAGTTTACGACACTTTTTTACTTCTTTGAGTTCATCCTTAATCATCTGATAGGCATCTTCAGGTGATAACTTCTTTGCCATTTCCATAGCAGTGATGATCTCAACTCTTGTTCCGAAGTGTTTAAGTGCCTCTTCAAAACAATTTAGTTCCTCATACATCAGTCAATCCTCAAAGCAGGTTGAATACAATTACATTCATCCAATTGCTCAGAGCAATTACAGTCGCCCTCAGGACACCACTCAAGCGCCTCAGAGATGACTGGGAACTGACAGATGAAATGCTGTTGAGCAGCAAGTGCAATCTCTTGGTGCTCCTTCTGGGTGCCATTGGCGGAACGCAGTTGGATGTAATGGATCCAATTACGAAGATTGCCCGTCATGTACATTTTTGTCCCTACGCATAATGGTAGCACATTTCTTGCACATTCCTTTGCAATACCATCTTCCAGCATATCCTTATACAATTTCATCCCTTCTTCAAAGTGATGTTGCATCAAGATTTCATACTTCTGTCTCTTGAAAGGATCGATATCATCAATACTATTCTGACGATTCTTGGTATCCTGACGACGAAGTTCTGGGATAGCAATTTTATCTGCCAACATAGAACTGTCAGCATACCGCTGAGAAAACTCTTGGAATGTGAAACTCCTATGACGTAACACCTGAGCTGCGATTGCTCTAGTGGTACTGATTTCAAGAGTCATAGATGCTTGCTCAAACACAGACCAATGTCCATGCTTGATACAATACTTTAGCAGTCCAGAAATTTTAGGGTTCTCCTGATTAGCAGGATTGCTCACACGAGCAATATATCCAATGGTCTTCTCTGCATCAGGAGTAACAGAGATCAAACATACTTTAGTCATTCTTTATCAAAAATAATACGAGATAATAGATACAAACCAAGTGCCTTGAAGTATCCGATAGCAGCAAGTCCAAAGATACCTGGCACTAACCAATTCCATAATAGCATAAGAACCAGAGGTTTGACAAAAAGTAAAGAAAGTA